GTACTAGCCCGTATTCTTACTTTTGGTGAGACCATGTATCTAAAGAAACAAAACAAAGATAATTTGGAAGGAAGTATAGCTTGGCTAGAGCAAACGATTAATGATGGGACAGACCCTAAACTTGATCCTGAAGTAGTTCTTAACTTTTTAAAATCTATTTTGGAGAATAAATAATGGGGCAATCAAGACGCGTATCTTGCGCAAGGTGTAAAGAATTAATACCAGTAGACAAAATGATGTTTGAATGGTGTAAACATTGCTATAAGGCGGGGACATAATGGGTAGAAAAGCAAGTTGGCCACCTAAAACAACAGTTAGTCTAAGGTTTGAGCAGCAGACAATCCAATACATAGACCATCTAATTAAATATCTAAATATGAAGCAGGGCATGATGGGAAGTCATAAAATAACGAGATCGGTTGTCGTCGAACAAGCAATAGGATTTTACTTTAAAGAAAAGCGTGATGAATATGCAGGATGGACACGCGATAAAGTTAAGTAGATACTCAGAAGTGAGTTAGTCGGGGTATGTTAGGCATCACCCCCACAAGGAAAATTATGGTTGTAAGACGAAAAAAGAGATCGGCACGAAGAAAACGCAGTTTTTCAATAAATCTATTGGAAACAGGCGCGGGGCTTGCTTTTCTGGATGCTGCAAACGCAGGTTCAGCAGCTCAGCAGATGATTAAGGGAGATTTGAAAGGTGGACTTGATACATTATCAACCGCATTTAAATCCAATAAATCCGATTTCATAAAAATTGGCGCTGGTACGCTCGCAGCTAAGTTAGTTGTTTCGAGTCTAGGTGGAAATAAGATATTAGGAGCCGTCGGTCCCCTCAAACTTCGCGTTTGAAACTGACAGGAAATAAAAATGGCTATAGCAATTTCGAGAAGCGTTACGCAAAGCACGACCACAGCAGGAACATTCCAAGCACTTTCGGCACTTGGGGCCGCAACAGTTAGCAGTTCCTTTACTGTCCCAACAAATGTAAGTTCGATAAAAAATATCACAGTTTCATTTTCTGTTGACGCAATAGAAGAATTTTGTGGTTTGGTGTCTATTAAAGGTAATGCCATGAGAGACGGCGATGCTGTCTTTAATTGTGGTGGATTATCCGCAATGCCTTCATCTGTCGGATCTACAATGATGTACGTTAACATTGATACGGATCTAGCAGTGCAGCCCGGGAATTCTGTTTCTTACGAAATAGCTACGACTTCAGCGGCCACAATTGATTGTGTCGTTACAGCGCAGTTCGCTTAGATTTGACCAAACGCAAATCAAACAGCCCGTGGGGTAGTGCATACAAGGAAGGCTTACCCTCAACCGCAGTTAATGATCGCATAGAAGTTGACGAGATATTATATCCGTCTGTTAACACAGGTACTATTGATGTAGCAACTGGACAATGGGAAGGGATCACACTTAGTGACAAAAACTTTACAATTGACACAACCCACGAAAGTGTTGCTAATGGTGCTAGCGTATTGTGTCCTCAAGCTACACCCGATTATATTGATATGACAAACTACCAGGATCTCTTTATTGCTATAAGACCCTCTAGTGGTGGAAATGTAGCTTTAGAAGCTGTATTTGGGCCAGCTCACAATGCTTTTGCTAACTTAGCACCTATCCGAGCTGCTTCTGGTGTACGTATTGCTACAGATGGAGAACCTTCTGATGAGGGTGTATACTCTGGTTTTTATGATGCTACCGAAGCCTTAACGGCTAATGTATGGAATATTTATAATATTCAAGGTAGGTTAAGTAATCAAAAAGTACTACAATTGAACATCACTAATAATAGTGGTAGCGTTTCTAATATTACGTTTGCATATTTGAGGGTAGTATAATGCCTAAGAAGAAACTAACTAAATCACAAGTAAATAAGAAACTACAAAGTGTCAGACGTGCTTTATATGATCTCTTTTTAGATAAATTTGCATATGGTGGTGAAAGCTATATACCGATGAGCGCTAAAAAAATAGAACTATTCCATAAGGACACGGTAAGCGCCATACTACGTCTTAAGAAATGAGCACTACGATCTACAATGTCGAGTTCCCCTCCTGGTTTAATGACAAACGATCAGTGGAACAGTTACTTGTTAGACTGGTCCTGGTATATCTTACAGGAAAAGAGTCAGGTGTCATCTGATGCCTTACGGACTCATACCCGATGGTTATACATTAAAGAAGATCACAAAGCAGGAAGAAGAAGCATTAACGGATCTAAGAAAGCACGAAGACTTTAAAATATTTTTAGGCTCCCCACAATCAGGCACTGCAGTAGGTGGTGTGGCCGTTAGTATTGCGTTACTAGTTTTTGTTATTCCTATGTTAATAAATTTTCTAAAAGCCCTAGCGGATGATGATGAGTTCAAAGGTCAGACAGTTGGGCAAGTAGCCGAACAACTGCAAGAAGACCCGAGTGGTACAAATGTTCTAAGATTGTATACAGCAGCTTTTGTAGGAATACCCGAAACTTTGACAAGTGTTATAATTCCAATACCTATTCAGGAAGAAATAAAAAAACAGACTGGTTTGGATATAGGTAGTTTGTTTGGTAAGTTGAGAGGTGGAATATGAACTTAGGACCATTATTAGTTTTGTTTAAACTTTTTGGGGGTCAGGTCTCACCAACTATTGGACCCCCCGCTCCTGAAAAAAAGAACCCACAAAATGTAAACATTAAACCGTTGTGTGGTCCCGGTCATTATCCCTATAAGGACCCGATTACTGGTTTGTGGTCTTGTTTGGTAATACCTAAAGGAAGATAAATGGAAATTGATGCCTACATACTGTTAGCCTATGCTATTGTCTGGACTGTCTTTTATTGGTTTTTATCTCAATATATAGCAGAGTTATCTCGACAAAAATGGACTGCATGGGTTGAATCTGACGAATCAGACGAAACATTAGTTACTGCGTTAAGTGTTATAGTTGACGAAATAGAGGATCGGATGCATGATAAATTAGAACTCTTCCAAAAATCTTTTTTTGGTTCCCTAGGAGCAGCTAGTAAAAAACTAGATGACGTAACAGGAGCATCAACAATTAAAGCAATAACAAAAGACAATCCGATAATGGGCTTTGTTGCCGAATACATGATGAAAAGGGGTAATTTAGGTGACTTAATGGCCCCAAACAGCCCCCAAACAGGCCAAAACAAGCCCAAAGAGAGTTCTAAACTAGGCCTAAAATAGGACAAATATAGTATTATATATTATATAAGTACTAAATAAACAGTATAGTAGTATACTTGTTTCTTATATAACTTATAGTGTTACCCTCTTATCTTTTATTTCTTATATACATAAAATATATGTACTAGCCCGTATTCTTACTTTTGGTGAGACCATGTATCTAAAGAAACAAAACAAAGATAATTTGGAAGGAAGTATAGCTTGGCTAGAGCAAACGATTAATGATGGGACAGACCCTAAACTTGATCCTGAAGTAGTTCTTAAC